AAAGGCTATGAAGGTTTATATAAAATTAGTAATTTAGGTAGAGTTAAATCATTAACAAGATTTGTAAATACTGGAATAAAGCATTCAGATAAGAGAAAAGTAAAAGAGAAGATATGTAAAGTAGAATTCAAGAAAGGTAGTAGTCCTTATTGTCGAATACAATTACGTATAAATCATAAATACAACCATTATAATATTCACAACTTAGTTGCTAATGCATTCTTAGATAAAAAATATTACAAATGTTGTTCTGAAGAAACTAATATAAATCCTAACAATTTAGAAATAAATCATAAAGATGAAAATCTTAGAAATAATACTGTCGATAATCTAGAATGGTGTACTCATTTATACAATATGAGATATGGTACTAGATTAGAAAGAGCAGTTAAAAAAGCAAATGAAACTAAAAAACGTAAGAAAGGAATATTATATGAGTAAAAAATGGAACTATAATGAAGACAAGAGTTGTATAATTATTGAACCACCTAAACAAAAGAAACGTATAACAGGTCATCGTATAGGTGCTATATTAGGTTTAGATAGTTATAAAACACCTTTTCAATGTTGGTGTGAAATAACAAACTTGGCACAACCACCTTTTGAAGATACAAAATACACTTTATTCGGTAAAGCGGTCGAACCTAAGTTGATAAAGTATGTTAGTGAAAGATTTCCGAACGTAATGTCAATAGAAGAATACTATGGAAATTTATTCAAGGAATATGAATTTAACAACTTTAAAGATGACTCTGATATAATGGGTGGTGTAATTGATGCAGTATCAACAAAAAATGATAAGAAAACTATAGCAATGATATGCGAATGTAAAACAAGTTCTCACCCTGAACAATGGAGAGATAATAATGTTCCTGTTTCGTATTTGTTACAAGGTGCATTATACTCTTATTTAAAAGGTTTAGATAGAGTATTATTTGTATGTACATTCCCTAAAGATATAGATTATGCACATCCTGAGTCATACGAAGTAAATGATGATAATACAATATTAGTTGTTAAGAAACTTGATAATATGTTATTTGATATTAATGGTGAATATCTTACAATTGAAGATTGTATGTCGAGAGCAAGAGAATGGTGGAATAAATATATTGAAACAGGTATTTCACCAGAGTTCAATGAAAAAGAAGATAAAGAATACTTAGATATAATAAGAGCAACTGATGCAGTTAAAGACAATGATTTAAGTGATGTATGTATCAAAGCATATGAATTAAATCAAAAGATTAAAGAATTACGCATTAGTTCAGGAATTGAAGAATTAGAAAAAGAATTAAAATTATTAGAAAATAGTATTAAACAAGAAATGATAGATAAAGACTTAACTAATTGTGAACAATATAAGTTATCTAAAAAATATGCTAATAAGTTCAATGAAAAGTTCTTTGCACAAGACCATCCAGCATTATATGATAAATACTTAGATAGTACAATTAGTTATACATTAACAAAAGAAAGATAGGAGAAATAAATATGGAAATTAAATTAAACTTAAAAAGAAACTTCAAATTAGTAAATGAAGGAGAAAGAGTACTTGAAATTACAAGTGCTAAAGCGACACCAAGTGGAGCACCTAATAAGTTAACATTACAAATGAAAGATGTTGAAGATGGTGCTACATTACAAAGTATATACAACTTTGATAATGACACAAGTGTATGGGCAATGGGTATGATGTTAAATAAAGCATTAGACATCGAAGATGGTGGAAGTTTTGATACTAGAGACGCTGATAAATTAGTTGGTATCAAATTATTATGTGAAGTTGCTCATTCTACATATAATGATAGAGAGTTTGCTAATGTTAAGAAAGTTATTGAAAGAGTTGAAGATAACAATACATCTCAAAATACAACAAATGAAGAAACAGTATATCCTGATATGTCATTATTAAATGGTAGACAAAAGATTGTTGTAGATGATTTAGATTAATATTGACAAATATATTAAAAAGTGATATAATTATAATGTCCCATAAGGATGATTAACAGTTGTTAATCATAAAGGCTACGTAATAAGTAGCCTAGAGTAGATAAAAAAATAGCAGGGTATCGTTGCCGACTTTCAGTTTCTAGATAACATTGAGAAAGTGGTTCCTTATATACTTTATTGAGGTTATGACCAAAAGTATATTAAAAAGTTGATTATCTATTCTAGGGTGCTTATTAAAGCACTTACACCTCTTGGTGTACATATGGACTGAGGTTACCTATTATTTTTAATAGGTAGCATTGAGTAGATATAATAACAACTTCTTCTTGTTCTTGAAGAAATTGATGTATAACCGTCGTTATATCTATTCAATGGTGCTTATTAAAATGAATTACTCAAAAGTCTGTGGACTTAGAGTTCCCGAGAGACAAGTCTCAAAAGGTCAGTTATCAACGATAACGAATAAGTACTAACACTCGGTTTGTCAGACGAGTGACACAATCTGTAACTTGCTACTAATTTATTAGTAGCACTTAGGTATATAACATAACTCTAACTGGATAGAGTGTGGTGCGTACGCAAATCTTAATAACCTGGACACGTGAGTTGTAGGTTCGAGTCCTACTGTTATATATCTAAGTGGTGCTAATAAACATAGAAAGTGGGTGAAACCTCTCCTCTTTCTATTAGCACTAACAATGTTCTTTGAAAAGATATTTATGAACTATATGACAAACACTGATAACAACAGTGTATAGGTAATATCTCGTTCTTATTAGTTTAGGAGCAGTTCTAAATGGATTGAGTTATCTCAATAGCGATTGAGAGATTGAACATACAAAGTATGAAAAGAGATATTAGCAGTTTCGTATATGGATACATAAAGTATAAAACTATTCGCAATAACTACAACTATTAGATAGTCTCTAATGATAACCTAAATTCATATTAGGGTAGCACCTAAAGTGATATAGGAACGCTAAATAAGTTGTTATGCAGTTGATACCTAGTAATAGGTGTATAAGAATAGAAGTTAGTACAAGTAGCACAAATCTGCATTGTATGCCTAGCATTATGAGGCGACCAAGGTAAATGAGAGCATGAATTAAGATATTCATTTGATAGTACCTAATGTGTGTGAACGTTGAGAGTTCAAGTCTCTTCATGTAATTGAAGGTAAGTGAAGAATAGAAGTCGCTCTTCTATGAGGGCACTTACTGGCATGTGACTGAAATAGAAAATGTATTTATATAGGAAATTAGTGTGAGAAATACCATAAATATTTTTTCAAAGAACATTGAAAGGAGTTATTATGATAACTATTGAAAAGTATGGTAATGACAAAATAGTATTACATGGACATACATTACCAGATGTATGCGCAGCATGTAGTAGTATAATGTATACAGCAATAAACTTCATAGATAGATATGATAAAGATGCTAGTGAATTTATTGATGATACTGAAAAAGATATTGTTACTATTATTATCAAAAAGCATGATGAAACTATTGATATGATATTAGATACAATGTTTGATATGTTCAATGATTTAAGAGAAACAGACAATCAAGATAAGATACAAATAAAAAACATGGAGTTATAATCCATGTCTTTTTTTATAATCTATATATAGATTAGCAAATTCAAAATCTTCTATATCATTTTGTAAGAAATCCCATATATAGTCTTTCCAAGTATCGTTTATAAAGGGTCGAGAATATACATATAATTTATATAAATATGTATCATCTACTGTTTGTTCTTTTAATACGTCTCTAATAATATGTCTATTATTGTAAAAATGGTCTAAGCCATAGTATAATAAACGATAATCAAAAAATCTAATATCCATATCATACCTTCTTTATTTTATTATAAAGATAAATCACATATCTGTCAATATAAAAAGAAGATATTTCTATCTTCTTATATCTTTTTAACTTGTTTACCGGTCTTATCTTTTACACATAACCAGTAATTATTGTTCTTACCCCAGATATTACCTTCAGCATCATATTCAAAGTCAATTAAGTGTAAAGCAACACCTTTTTTAAATCTAGCATATCCATTTACACCTTTATTACAATTTATTTTAGTTGCTGGTGGTAATTTAGAGTATTTTACTTTGTTGTTATCAACTTTAGGTGAAGTTCTTACATATTTTTGCTTTAATGTTTTGTAATTTGCTTCTACCCATTCACTATCATAGTCTCTAACATGAATAAATCCTTCAAATGTATATTTATACTTTGATTTTAAATAATACTTATATGGTGGTTTAATCTTTCTAGTTTGGAACTTCATATTAGTTCCTGACTCACTTATTAAGATAGTTCCATCATCATATACTTCTTCAACAACAAATACATGTCCTGCTCCATCGCTTGACTTGTGGTATTTGCCACACTTGTAACAACCTATATCTCCAACTCTTGGGAAACTTAACACAGGATATTTTGTATCATGAGCCCAGTTCTCTGCGTTGCTTGTAGGTAATTTATCTAATAATTCTTTTACTGGAACACCCAATTCTAATTGGCGACCCCATGCATACCATGTGCAATTATTAACAAAGTCTGGATAGAATGGGTTTTCACTACTATAATAATTCTTGTTATTTTTTGCTGGGGCTTTAGTTCTTTCTACGAATTGCATACTATTTCTCCTTTTTAGTTATTTTAGTTAAATCTGCTATTCCACCTGCACCTATTGCTGCCATAAAGCATAATACTAATGATGTTAGCAAATCTGGTTCTATTTGTGTGAAATAACAAATTAAGCCACTTATTATACCTATTAATACATTTTGTAAAGGTATGAATTTATTTGGTATAGCATCTACAAATACTTTTGTAATTGCTCCAAATATGTAAGTGATTATTGTTACAATAACAACATATGTTATTTGCATATTATCATCTCCTATTTTTATTATACCATACTTTGTCTAAAACTCAAAAAGAGGCTTAGTGCCTCTTATAAAACTAACCACGCATACTCTATATCATAGTCTCTACAATCAAATATATCGTAAACAACTCCATATTTGGATGTAGTTATATGACCAGGCATAGTTATCAATATGATATTATCTTTATACATTTTAGATATTTCACCTACTGTGACATTTGTTATAGGTATTCTTTGATATTTACTATCTAAATAACATATTATAAATTCTCTATCATTTAATAATTTACCATATCGTTGTGCGAGATTACTCAATTTGTCGTATGTATAATCCCATGTTGTACCTTCAGCCATTGATATACTTCTAACAGTACAATCATCTGTGGCTAAGTCCAATGGATTTTGATTATGATATTTATACATATTACATTTCACTTATTTTTTTAGCATATTCTCTAATTAATTGCATTTCTTCTTGAGAATTTGCTTCAGATTTTAGCATAGAGAAGAAGTCTTTAGCACTTTCAAGCATGTATTCTAAACTTTTCATTGTGTCTTCTTTTGCACCATAGTTTCCACGATTGTATTGTTCTCTTCCTTCTTCGTATCTGTTATATCCTTCATACATACCGTCCATGTAATCATGTCCTCTGTATCTACCGTTTCCACCTCTTCTACCATAAGCACCATATTGTTCTCTTCCATAGTTATTGTAATTACCATATGTTCCGTAATTACTATAGTTGTCATATCTCATAATTTCACGCTCCTTTACTTTCCAATATTTTTCATTAGATATGTCTTTGTGAATATCAACTAACTTATATAATATATCGAGATTTGTATCAGTAAGACCTTCATTTAATATATTTTCAATAGATTTTTCTGTCTTACTTAATATTTTGTCATCAATAGTTTGTTGTATTTCTTTCTCTTCACTTTTATTTTCTTCTTCCATAGTTAACTCCTTTCTTTAAGGATTTTTAATATCTCTTCGTTTTGTTCTATTATTTTTTCAAGATATCTACTATCTTGGTTCTGTAGTTCTTGCATTAAATCACTATTATTATAATCTTGAAATAATAGTTGTAAACTTAACGCTTGTAATACAAGAGATAGATTATTTATTATTTCTGAATTATTCATTACTTATCTTACGTATAATTAAGTTTACATCTTTAACTGTTGGAATTTGTGTAACCACAGGTGTTGGTGTAGTAGTTCCTGTTGTTACTCCTCCTACCGCTGGAAGTGAGCCTACGCTTACTGTAGTGTTAACTCTAGGACATAATCTTATAATTTTTGTGAATGCTACATTTCTATATGAATTAGCAGTAGTAACTTGTGTATCAACCTCAGTTCCTTCTATATCGCTACCTGTACTAGTCTTTAGTGCTAATGCTAATTGTCCTGCTGTAGCACTTGTTACATTTGCATTGAATGATATTTCAAAAGTTCCACCACCTATTATAGTGAAATCACTTCCTCCTGGCATATATTGTAACCATCCACAACAATTAGCACTTCTAGTCCTTAAATCTACAGTATCGAAATTAATATTATCTGTATTGCTTGTTAATATTTCTGGTGTTATTTGTAATGCTTGTATCATATTTATATTTCTCCTTTCATAAATAAAAGAGGATAGAACTTTGCTATCCTCTAGTGTTCACCTCTGAATAGAGGTGTTCAATTAGCAAGTTCCTGTAATCAGGTTTATCGTAATCGACTTATGCTATTAAATTACATTGTAATAGTTTCCACTGCATCCACAACTATTATTGTTGCAAGTGAAGATTGGAGTACGTCCATAAACAGGAGTACTTGGTACAGGGCAATTGCTTAATCTGTTATATAATTGGTCAACCTCATCTGAGAAGCCTTGTGCAATAAACGCATTTTGTGAAATTTGACTTGCTTGTAAATCCTTCATTAAGATTTCTCTTTGAAGGTCAGCAATCTTTTCATTCTTAGCATCAATCTTGTCATTGCATAATTGGTCTAATATTTTTTGAGTATTAGCCGTTTGATTAACAATTATATCTTTAAGACCATCTGCTAATGCTGCTCTGTCAGCACAGTTTTCTGCTAGAACTGTTGAAGTTAAATTAGCAGTTGCTAATCTATTTTCACAGCAGCAATTTGCTAATTGACTACCTAGAGTATTAAATCCTTGTAGTGTAGCAATTTGATTACTGAAGTTTTGTTGCATGTCAGCAACTTGTCTAGCATTTGCTGCTATTTCAGCAGTTGCGAAACCACCATTTACTGATTGAACTATGTCTGCAGTGCTTCCACAAATTTGTGTAGATAGTGAACTCACGCCGTCTCTTACACCTTCAATTTGATTACTCAAATGTAATGTATCAAAACCACTGTTTGTGTTATTCATTATGTCTTTTTGACCATTTGATAACCAAGCAAAGTCTCCGTTGCTACTGCCACCGAAACCACCCCATCCACCATTATTACCAAATAATAATGCTAATAGGACTAAAGCCCAGATACCATCTCCACCAAAGAAACCATTATTACTTCCATTTCCATACATACATGGATATGGATAGAAGCCATTACCATTTGTAGTTGCTAATTCTATTGTTGGTTGGATACCATTTGAACCGTTCAT